CGAACATCGGCAGATCGACTTCGGTCATCTCTTCTGTCCAGTTATTGAACGGGACAGTAGGAAAGTATTTCTCTGGTGCGGTGATATGACTTCGTGATGTCACTTCGGACTCTTCGATAATCAAGAACAGTTCTAGTTGTTCACGAGTGAGGCCGTCGATCTTCACTCTGGCGTCGCTGTGTACGGTGTCTTTCAGATCTATGACGTGGGGTATGATAGAACTGTCGTAGCAGGTCCAGCCGTACTGCTCATCCTGCAGTACAGGCGAGGTGAACAGCGGAGTCACTCCGATTGCGCTGGCGATGTTGGCAGCGAGCTGGAGATGTAGCATCTCCTCGATATGTACTGAGAACATGATGTTGTAAGCAGTTTCGTTAGCAGTCTGTGGGCTGGCTGTGGTTGCTGCGCCCGGCCACCAGCGACCGGTGTAGAAGTTGTTCCCCGTGATCTGGTGCATGCCGGCGATCGAGGTAGTGGCGGCGAGGTACAGCGGGATGGTGAACAGCTCGACGTTGACACACGCCTGGGCGATGGCGCGCACCGCGGCAGTGTCAGCGGCTCTGGTAGAGACTGGCCTTGTCATGACAGCAGACAGTATCGGAGGTTGGGATGGCAACGGGACCGACCGCGCTGGGCTCTTACCTCGCTCAGGTGCGCCTGCTGCCTGCTGAGTTGGTGGAACGGGAGTGTGGCCTGATTCAGATCGGCCGCCAGCACGCCCTGGCGTTCGACCAGGGCCACCAGCCGAGTGGCTGCGCACTGCAGCGGGTACTGGCGGAGCTGCGCAAGCTAGCGCAGGAGAAAGAACGAGTCGCTCTGGGACGGCCGAAGAGCAACGATCTGGACCGGATCAGGGCTAAGCGTGAGAAGCGGCTGAGCAGTGGTGGTGCATGATGAATACACCAGAATCGACGTATACGGTAAAAGGTCATTATGGAAGTTGCTATAATGCGGGAACTGTTGACGTGATTGACGCGAATCTTTCTTATCTTGCTAGATGGTCGCCTGGTCATCCTGATATTGATCCTCTGTTGGAAGCTCGGCAGATTGCTTTAGCATGTGAAAAGGCTAATGATAGCTGTCCCTAAACTGATCGGCAGCCAGGTACCGCGGATCGAGTCGGTGCCGCCGTGGGTGACCAGCTCTGGTGCTGATGCGATCGAGTTGGCCGCGCTGACCGGCATGCCGATGGACCCGGCACAGAAGAGGATCTTGTGGGGAGCGCTGGGGCACACAGAGGACGGCGAGTGGTCAGCTCCTGAGGTCGGTTTGGTCGTGCCGAGGCAGAACCTCAAGACAGTGACCATGCAAGTAGCCGCACTGCACGCGGTGTTTCTGATGAGGTCACGAGTGATCTATACCAGCCACATCATGACGACGACACAGAAGATTCATGAAGAAACAATACGCATGATCGAGAACGCGCCTGATCTCGATCGTGAGGTGAAGAAGGTCAAAGCCAGTACCAACGACTACTCGATAACTCTGCGGTCAGGAGCGAGAATAGACTTCGTCGCTCGAACCGCAACCAGTGCCCGTGGCTGGTCGGGATACGATGTGATCCTCATGGATGAGGCGTTCGCATTGGCGGCTACTCAGATGGGCGCGTTGATGCCGATTCTCTTCGCTCGGCAGAATTGGCAGATTTGGTATATTTCCAGTGCTGGCCAGAAGGATTCTGATGCGTTGCGCAGGATTCGTGATCGTGGGATATCGAAAGACCCAGGGTTGGCTTACTACGAGTGGTCGATTCCTAGCGAGGTTTATCAGGCAGCTCCTGAGTACGTAGCCAATATGCCTGCTGCTTGGGCGATGGCTAATCCTGCTCTCGGGATACGAATCAAAGTGAAGACGCTGCAGATCGCGCAGCGGTCCATGCCAGAAGATCAGTTCGCTCGTGAGGTACTTGGTGTCTGGGATGACCCGCTGGGTGCTCCGATCATCGATCTCAATCTGTGGGCATTACTGGCCGACCCACTGTCGGTAATAGCCAGCCCGATGGTCTTCTCTATCGAGGTAGACGAAGACCTGTCGTACGGTTGTATCGCGGTGTCCGGCTATCGAATCGACGGTATCCCGCATGTCGAGGTCACCAGTCGGGATGACGTACTGGATCACCGCCAGGGAGTGACCTGGCTGGTGGAACGCGCTGTAGAGCTACAGGAGCAGTGGTCGCCGGCAGCCTGGGTGCTCGATCCAGCGGGACCGGCAGGAGCGTTGCTGGAGGATTTACGCGCCGCGGGGATAGAGCCTGAGCTGGTCGGGGTGCGTGAGCTAGGACAGGCGTGTGGCGCGCTACACAAGGCGACGACCGCGATAGACGAGCTGCGTCACCTCAACCAGCCCTGCATCAGTGAGGCCATTCGGATAGCGCAGAAGCGTGATATTGGTGACGGCCTGTGGAGCTTCAGCCGCCGACGCAGTGAGGACAGCGTCTCGCCGGTACTCGCCATTGCACTGGCACTGCATGGGTTAGCGGTGTACGGAGCTCGGGCTTACGATGTGTTGGAATCGATGTGCTGATAGTCGTCAGCATAGCTGTCCGTAAGACTCTTTATCGCACCTCGAACTCGGTCACTAGGAAGTAGCGCGTTATCTTTCATGTCTTCACAACTCTCAAGATGCTCAGCTAATACTTCCGCGATAGCGATAAGTGCTACTCGATCTTGCCATTTCATGAGAAAACTCCTGATCGTGGGTGTATCGGGACTGGCTTGGTGGGGTTTGGCTACGCTGACCTATGAACTGATGAGTCGGACGACACCGCAGTGTCCTGACGACGAACAAGAGTTTCTTGATACTCCATGATTCGTCTTGTGTGATATTGAATCAGTACACACGAACAAGCAGTGAGCGTAAGCATGATGAGTGCCCCGATAAGTAGTGTTGATGCGAGCATGGTTAGTCTCCTGATGTGAGATTAGTCAATGAGATCGTGATCCTGGCGCTAGAGGTGCTGGGCATCTTGCTGGTGGCGGCTGGGTTGGGCTTCTTGGCGGCTGTCTGGATCGGTTGGGTTGGGTTGGCGGTGACCGGCATCGTGCTGCTGGGTGCTGCTGCGCTCGTCGCCCGACGCCAGCGCGAGATGTCACCTCCTTCTGTTAAGTAGTTCTTGACAGTGTGGGCAGTCAACAAGACGATCGGTGAGAATAAACTTTTTAGGACGATGCTCTTGTGAGATACGACAGAGTGGCCATAGATATTCAGGATCTCCATTACGATGAACAATGTGTTTGTCGCTATAGGCGATATTTTGCATAACTAGATACTACCACAGACTGTACTGCCAGAGCAAGGGAGCCTGCATGTTGTGCTCCGAAGACCAGACCACACTATGCTCTAGCTGCACAGACGTAGAGCGGCTGGAGATGGAGCTGGACCGGCTGCGGATGTTGTCGGTAGCGCTGTCCTGGCCGTGGCCAGAGCATCTGCAGGGGGCAAGCACTCAGTGAGCTTGCTCTTCAGGACTGCTAATATCGAAGGCCCGTACTTCGGGGAGTACCCCGGTGCGATGGCGTCTGATGTGATCCCGCATCGCATGAGTATGCAGCTCGCTCCTGGCCATATGATCAACAATGACTCAGCACTGCGACACTCAGCTGTCTGGGCATGCCTACGGTTGCGAGCCAACCTGATCTCGACGTTCCCGATCGACTGCTACCGCAAGGGCCAGTACGGCATTGCTGACGTTGAGGTGAGCAGGCCACCGATCCTGATCAACCCTGGTGGTGAGTGCGTCGACTATATGGAGTGGATGTATAGCACCCAATTTGACTTAGACAGAGCGGGCAACAGCATTGGGTTGATCACTGAACGAAACGGTTTCGGCTTGCCGGCCGTTATCCAACTGGTGCCACTCGCCTGGGTGTCAGTGAATATCGTAGACAATGTCTTGGTGGAGTATTTCATCCGTGGCCATCCCTACCCACCGCGGCAGATTTGGCACGAGAAACAGTACACTGTCGCAGGCTTTCATCTTGGTCTTTCTCCGATTATGTATGCAGCATGGAGTATCGGGGAGCATCTGAGTATTCAGGACTTCGCTATCTCGTGGTTCACTAACGGCGGTATTCCGCGTGGACATCTACAGAACACCATGCTCCCGACACCGACTCGTGACCAGATGCGAGACGTCAAAGCACTGGTCAAAGAATCAGTAGCGTCTGGTGACGTATTGGTCACTGGCAAGGACTGGGAATACAACATGGTCCAGGCTGAGCAGACAGGAATGGAGTGGATCGAAGCTCGCAAGCTTGGACCGACTGAGATAGCACGATTCTTCGACTGTCCTAGCGACCTTATAGACTCCGCCATCTCTGGGTCATCGGTGACTTATGCAAATGTGACACAGCGAAACCTGCAGTTCTTGACGATGAGCTTAGGTCCGACAGTTATTCGACGTGAGAATAGTCTTAATAAGCTGCTTCCTAATCGTCAGTTTTGTAAGTTGAATACCAACGCACTGTTACGCATGGATCCACTTACGCAAGCACAGATCATAAACATGAAAGTAGCTGGTCGTGTACTGACACCGTCTGAAGCACGTTTGCTTGACGATCTACCGCCGCTGACTGCTGCGGACAGAGCTGAGTTCGACCAGTTATGGCCGCCACGCCCACAGCCTGGACCACCAACACCGTCGCCTACTGCTCCAGTACCTGCGGAATCCGATGCTTAGATTACCAAGTGACAAGCATGATTTCTGTTTGATCATCAATAACCCATTCCATGCCCCAGTCAGTCTGCATCCAAATCTTTCCTGATCGTTCGGTGAAGTTAATAACAACACCTTCACCACCGAACTTGAAACCCGGAAACCAGTCTTCACTGAGAACCCCCATAGGGAGCCACTCAGGAAACTCTTCTGCGGTGAGTGGTCGTTCGGTGCGAACTTTTGATCCGCACCATTGAGATTTAAGTTCGTCAATGTTCATGAGCTACATCCTACCACAGACTGTACTGTCAACACAAGGGAGATCTCTCGTGACTGTCAATCGCGCACGTACCGGCACGTTCCGTCCGGGTGCTGCGACGCCGCCGACTACCCGGCAGAACGTGACGCCGATCAGCCAGCGCCAGGCCAGCAGCTTCCGCGTGGGTGAGTTGACGCGGGCTGCGACCTTGGATCGAGCTGACACCAAGAGTAACACCGGCAAGCCGAAGGAGTCCGATAAGAAAGATGACAAAGAATCACTGTTCGACAAGGACGACAATAAGATTTCGGTGAAGAAGGACGCCGCTACCGAGGATGAGAAGGACAAGGACAAGAAAGACGCTGACGAAGCGGTGGGTATTCAGAAATCAGCTGGTGATGCCGACGATTTCGCGCCGCTGCATGGTGATCTGACGATTGATGACGATGACTCGAACGCTAATTCGACGACACCGGCACCTAATGACACTGGAGTGCCGAGTACCCCTAGTGGTGTGAAAAACCCAAGCAACGCTTAATGCCTTATCACGTTGAGCATAGCGGTGGCACATGCAGTGCTTCGCAGTGGGCAGTGCTGAAAGACGCCGATGGTTCGACAATGGGCTGTCACGAAACCAAAGATCAAGCGAACGCGCAGCTATCGGCGCTCTATGCTAATGAGAGTAAGGGAGACCGCGTGGTCGATCTAGAGGTGACGCGGGCCGGTGCTGCGCGTATGCGCCGGGAAGCGATCGAGAACACCGACGTGCCAGGGCTGAAGCTGGCACGCTCAGCACAGCCACTCGACGTCGGCACCTCCCGCACGCTGGCGTTTCCCGCACAACTGACAGCCGGTCTGCACCGCCGCGGCTGCTCTGACACCACGTGTGAGTGTGCCAGAGCACCACAGGACGACGGCGACAGTCTCTGGCATCGGCTGTCCGGGGTGGCTTCTGTGGTGGAGACGCCGTATGAGATGTGGGATATGTTCGGCCCTTATACCGAGAAGGTCAGTGGGCGAGCATTCGATGCGTCACTGTCTCGACAACCTGATGTGGCGTTCCTGGTCAATCACAAGGGTCTGACCATGGCTAGAACCACCAACGCCACACTGAAGCTCAGTTCCAGTGAGGACGGACTGGCCACTGAAGCATGGCTTAATCCGCTGCGCACAGACGTCTCGGATCTCATGGTGGCGATCAAAGACGGCTGTGTCGACCAGATGAGTTTCGCCGCTATGCTGCAGGAAGGTGAGTGGGATGATGAGTACACGACCTTCACCATGCTGGAGCTCGACTTGCACTGCGGAGACGTATCAGCGGTTAATTACGGAGCTAACCCGCACACTAGCATTTCAGCAAGAGCACATCGCTTGCTTAACGAAGTCGACCGGCTCCCCTCCGGTGCTGCGAGAGCAGCATTAACTCAGCTACAGGCGAGATTTGACAAGCCTGAAGAGAAGCGAGCTAACGGTCGGTCGATCAGTCTGATTCGGAGCGCATTACTCGCTGACGAAGGCTAGTTAATTCATCAACCAGCCATAGTACGTCTTGATAACTTATAAATCCTTCAATGTAGACAGTCTCTGCTGTTTTCATATCATCAAGAGATTGCTTGATATGCGTTAATCGATCTTCAGTCATGTAGTGATTATAGACCCCCGCCTCTGGCGGTCAATGAGTGGAAGGATGGACCGCTATGCCGAGTACTACCATCGGGGATCTGGAAGCAGGTACCGAGTTCGAGAAGGAAGCCGCTGAGAAGCGTCGCACTAAAATGCGTATGGAGATCCTAGCGATTATCAACCAAGCACGTCAGGAGGGACGGTCTAACCTCACTCCTGAAGAGGACAACCGCGTCGCCGAACTAGAGGTCGCGGGTACACAGGTACAGCATGACATTGAGGGTATCAATAACAAGCTAGCGAAGATTCTTCGGCTGAAGTCCGAAGAGATGAGCGACCAGAAGACAGCGCGTGAGATCACGCCGACCGGCACGCGTAAACCTGCTTATGATGAGGTGACGCGAGTAGGGCGTGAAGAGCGTACCTATCATAAAGGTAACGACCGCAAGGGTGCAGCTTTTTGCCAGGATGTGATCCGTCAGCATCTCTTCGGTGATGTGGGTGCCAGCACGCGACTTGCCAAGCACATGCATGAAGAGCAGATCGAGCGTGGCCAGTATCTAGAGCGTGCAGTAGGCACGGGCGCCTTCACCGGCCTCACGGTGCCTCAATACCTCACCGATATGTATGCGCCTGCAGTGGCGGCGTTGCGTCCGTTCGCTGATGTCTGCAATCATCACGACCTGCCGGCTAGTGGTATGACAGTCAACATCTCACAGATCACGACGCCAAGCTCAGTAGCCGCACAAGCAACAGAAAACGTGTCAGTTTCCGAAACCAACATGGATGACACGCTGTTGACGGAGAACATCCAGACAGCAGCCGGTCAGCAGACCATCTCTCGGCAGGCTGCGGAACGTGGCACCGGCATCGAAGAGATCGTCATGGATGACCTCTTCCGTCGTTACGCCACCAACCTGGACTCGACACTGATCAACCAGGCGACGACGGGGCTGTCCGCAGTGGCTGCAGCGATCACCTACACCGATGCCAACCCGTCCGGTGTGGAGATCTGGCCGAAGTTCCTGGCCGGCGCTGCTGCTACTGAGGCTGCATTGCTGGGCTTCGCACAGCCTGACGTGGTCTTGATGCACAGTAGGCGCTGGTACTGGCTGCAGAGCCAACTCAGCTCCCAGTGGCCACTCTTCGGCCAGCCGAACATCGCTGACAACCGCGGCGGCGAGAACTACGCCACCTCCTACGGCCGGGGCGCGAGAGGCATCCTGCCGAATGGCATGGTTGCTGTAGTGGACAACAACATCGCCACGAACACGGGTGCAGGTACTAACCAGGATGAAGCGTATGTAATCGCTACTGACGAGTGCCACTTATGGGAGGACCCCGCAGCTCCGGTCTTTTTAAGATGCGAACAGCCGGCAGCCGCTAACCTTGGGATCTTATTGGTCCTGTACGGTTACTTCGCATATTCTATGCGCAGATATGCCAACGCTATGTCAAAGATCAGTGGGACCGGCTTGGTCACGCCATCATTCTAACGGAGAGTAGTCAATTGACTACTGACTGAGAGGATGAAGTATGGCGTACGTACGCGCGGGTAACTCGTATTGGCATGACGCACAGATAACTAATTTTGAGATTCAGTCCAACGGCGATGTCTGGGTGTACTACAGCGGCCGCGATCATTTTGTCGCTCACTTGGGCGCTAACGCGGCCGCTGCGGTGACCGCGTTGAATACATTGTTAGCCAGTAATCCAATCGACTTTACTGCAACACTCGTTTAAGGGAGCGGTATGGCACTAAGACCAATGCTGGTGGATACCGCGATACCGGTAGCCACCTTACGAGCTGCCGGCACGTACTCATCGGGACCGATCGCCAATCCCGGTGCAACCAGCAACGTCGGGCTGTGGGTGTTCGCTTCCGCGGTGGGCGGCACCACACAGACACTGGACGTCCTGCTGCAGACCAGCCCGGACGGCTCTACCTGGACGTCGCTGACCAGCTCGGCCATCACGCAGATGACCGCGATAGGCAGTGCGCAGAGTAATGCTTATGTACCGGCTGAGTACATTCAGGTGTTGGCTACCGTGGGTGGGACAGGGTCGCCAACGGTGACCTTCCGTGTCGAAGTATTGGTGGTGCCTGGTGGCTGACGACGACACTGACACAGGGCCGGAGAAGTACGTCTTGCCAGATCCAGAGACCGCGGGCTCGGCTCCGGTCACTGACATCCCTGATCTGGAGAATGTTGATCTAGAAGCAGCGAAGGAAAACACCTTGGACCAGCAGGGAAACCCTGACCCTGGCATCGTCAAGGCACAGGAGATGGGCGTGAATTACCAGCGTGCCGGTCAGATCCGCCAAGCCATGCAGGAGCACCGCAACGCCACGCGCCACGGTAACGATGAGCGGGTGAAGGCTGCTAAGAAGAATCTTGCCGCACTCGGTTTCGAGGGTGATCCTGAGGTGGACGACGAGACCACCGAAGACGACGGCAAGACACCCCGCGGCCGGCAGACTCGGGAGAGCAAGGCAGTCAAAACTGATGCGCTGGCAGCGAAAGACGCTGGGCCTAGCGTTACTCGGTACTCGACGTCGACACCCACAGCGTCATCGAAGCCGGACGCATCTAAGCGCTAGCCCGGACAGTTGCTGAGGTATGACGTCAGACAGAGATATGAGAGCTGACTATCTTCGTCCAGGGGTCAAAGGCAGTCCTGCAGAATCTGCGTTTATTCTAGTTGGTTATTGTGAC